GTCGAGCATACCTAAAATGCAGATAGCATTGCGATGGGCACAATGACATCGAATCATCCCAATCTCCGATAGGCTTGAACTTCTTATCCATGTTGTCACTATACTTGCAATATCTTATTTATCAAGCAATAATTTAATGTCTCGCGCAACCACCGAAGGGTCGGCCTTCAACTGCTGCGTCGTGTACCACAGCACCCGCCACCCCAAGCACTGAGCCGCGTTCAGCTTTTCGCAGTCGTTCGCGTAACCTGCCCCGCGCGTGTGACGACCGGCGGAGTATGTCGCACCCTGGATTTCAATGCCTATCTTGCGCGAAGGTATCGCGTAGTCAAGTAACCATTTCCTGACGGGATGAAATTTAAATTCTGGGACGAACTCCAAGCCGAGGGATGCTATCTCGTGGCGGATGTATGTGTCAATAAGGTTCAAAACAGTACCCCCTGCGCGCGGACCTCTTCGAGGCGTTTCACCGATGCGGCGTGGTAGTCCGGGTCTTTCTCGATGGCAAGAAAATCATGCTTCTCGATGTGACACGCGATGGCGCAAGAACCAGAACCGGAATGCGTGTCTATTATTTTATCGTTTGGTTTTGCGTAGTTTTGTAGTAGCCAACGATATATATCAATAGGCTTTTGCGTAGGATGAATACGAATAGTTTTTTTCCCAACACCTTTTATTTCTCCTATAAAACCATATCTATTGCCGTCCCACATATATTTTAAAACTCTTGCGTTTTCATTAAATGAAGTCCATGCAAGTTCGCAGTCAGCATAATTATCATGATGGTTTAATTTATCCCAAGAAATAAAACAACGTGTATTTTTTAAATGTTCAATAAAATAATTCCCGCCCCATATTATTTGATTTTGCGATATACGGAATAATTCTTCAAAATACGTGCCATCAGGTATCTTTTCATCCCACTTATTAAAACTGTTGTTTACTAATCTTTTATTTTTAGTAACTCCTATCCCATACGGCGGGTCAACAATCGCAAGCTCAAAATACTTGTCTGGGATGTCGGCCATTACGTCCATGCAGTCGGCGAGGATGATCTGGTTCAGGTCGTATTTCATCTGAACATTGCCTTTGCCCTTGCGGTCTTGCTTCTCGGCTCGATCCCCAACTCCGCGCAGAACTCCATCTCGTCCCACACCACAAGCCCCTGACCGTGCTTCGCGTGGGAGGCGTGGCAGTGAGCGCAAACGAACATCGTGTTCTCGCGGGAGTATAGCAGGTCGCCGTAGAGCCGGTAGTTAGTCTTTGTGTCCGGGAACCGCTCGTGGCATTGCGTCGCCTTCTCGCGGCCGCATATCTCGCACATGCCTATGGGTTTAAGTGGCTTCTTCATATCTTCTCCTTGCCATTCTAGGATTGCGCTTAGCCAAGCACTCATCGCAATAGGCGTTCCACCATCTACCATTCCCTGTGTAAACCTTTGTTATCAGATCGCGCGGAAAGTAGTTCTTGCACCGGTTGCACTTCAACTCACCTTTCAGCTTTGACCGCGCGTTGTTCCACTCGCGGTACTGGCGTGTTAATTGCTTGCGGATCGCTGGGTCTATGATTGTGCCTTCAAACATTACATATACTCCTGATAGTTTTTCCGAAACTCGTCAACTTCAACGCCGAGCACTTCAGCGCACTTCTCGGATATCGCATCGCTGATGGGCTGGAACTCGTCCTCGCTCATCTGTTCAAACGCCAGCGACTTTACCATCGGGCGCGGCGTACCGTCGAGCTTCATGCTTATATCGACCTGCCCGATCTCGATCATGATTGCCTTTAGAAACTCGTATGGTGTACCGTTGCGGTCGCGCATGTACGCGGAGTTCCAGGGGCCGGACATGTTTTCCAGGGTGCACCGCGCCATCCCAAACACTAGTGCGTGGTGTCTCGGGTTACGCTCGCGCTTCCATGACATCGCGTAAATTGCCGGTTTCATTTTCGCGCACTTCTCGGCGTCGCTGTTGTAGGCCGGAATGAACGTGCCGTCATGGCGCTTGACAAGGTTGATTCTCATTTCCACGCCCTCGCGCGGTTTTTCTTGTCCATGAATATATCCCAAAAAAAATCTGCGCGCTTGGACTCGTAGTCGGCGTAGAGCGAATCGCGCTTGGACTCGTAGTCGGCGTACGCCTTCTTGGTTAGCACCTGTGAATCGGGTATTCCAATGCCTCGGAATGCACCGGACTTCATCGCATTGACTATCTCAGCGGGGAAGTTGTTCGGGGACGAAAAATCAGTGCATTCACAATGCTTTCCCTTGATTCCGAAGTAATGCTCAATCGCTCCGTGGCCTTTAATGTCCACGGCGTATGCAGTGCCGAGAAACTTCTTTAGATCGCGGCCCTCCTTCGTGTTCAACAGGTTCGCCGTCAAGTAATACAGCTTGTCTTCGTGTTCAACCCAACTTACAAATTCACACATGATACACCTCCTTTATTTTATTCACAGCCCCATCTCCTTACTGTTCTTCTCGGCGTTTATCACGTCGCGCCGGTCGATCTCGTCTCCGATCACATGGCACAAGATAATAAATAGATCGGTGCAGAAAAGAGTTATTACCACTAAGCCAGATATGATTAGCGAGGTCATTTAAGAACCTCCTCGATTGGTAGGCCAGTAGCGGATTCGATGGCAGCCTTAATTTTACACAACGGGCAATCTTTGGTTCCATGGCCGAGTACAACGCAGGTTCCATTGCTATCGATTGGTATGGCGCGATATGCGACTACCAGCGCATCCAGCATGTCCGGCGCGGCGGCGATGAGGCGGGCGTTTGACTCAGTGTGGACTACCTCGGCGACGCAACTAACGTTGTCATCGCGGATGTCATACACAGGAAAACACCCGTTGAATTGTGGAGAGTAATCGACGTAATGCCACTTTCCCGGCGTGTGATTTAATTTACTCATGACTCCTCCACGCGGAGCTTGCTTATGGTGTCCATGATGACAGACGCGCAGCCGGGGCAAACGCAATAAACCGACTCGTAAGGAGCGCCGTCTGACATTGACGAAACGCTTGCCTGATACTTAACGCGCTCGGCATCATCTCCGTGTGTGGCCTTGATTTCAATCCCACACAGGTCACAAAAATACTTAATCATTTGATACCTCCTTTTTCGTTATGGATACAACGTAATCCATACACGATAAAATGTCAAGAAGTTTTTGCAAATTAAAATGGCGTATCGTCCCCGCCGAATGCATCTTGAACCATCTCAACCGCGCTCGACTGGCCCTTCTCAGCCTTCTCGATGAAGTTAAAATTATCAACCACGATCTCGACCGCCGTGCGCCTGTTGCCGCTCTGGTCGTCCCACGATCGCTGCTGCAACCGTCCCTCGATGGCTATGCGCTGCCCCTTCTTGACGTACTGCGCGATTATCTCTCCGGTCTTACCCCACGCGACGCAGTTAAAAAAGCTCGTATTCTCATGCTTCGCGCCGTCCTTAGTGTAGGTGTAAGATGACGCGATTGAAAACTTCGTCACGCTCGCGCCGCCCTGCGTGTACGTAAGTTGTGGGTCAACAGTAAGTCTTCCGATTCCGTACCATCTGTTAATGTCTGACATTTACTTCCTCCTTATTCTTCCACGTCTGTCATTGACGCGAACGTCAAACGCGGAGCATTAAAAAACAGTTTCTTAAATCCTATACTTCCATCGCGGTTCTTTGCGATTATCAATTCAACCTTGCCTTCCTTCATGTTAGGCCGGTGCGGGAAAATAACAACGTCCGCGTCCTGTTCGATGTTCCCGGACTCGCGCAACTCGGAAAGCTCCGGCGTCTTGTTCTCGGCAATGCGGCTTAACTGAGAAAGCACCACAATCGGCAAGCCGTACTTTATCGACATCGCCTTTAGTGTCGCCGTCATCTCCCCCAACTGCAAGTACCTCTTTTCCGCTGACTTCATCCGGCAAAGCTGAAGGTAGTCAATCATAATACAAGCGAGGCCGTGCTGGTCGTATTGCTTCTTTGCCGTGTTGACGATTGTATAAAAATCAGTGGCGTTGTCAATCACAATTAAGTTTTTGTAATCTTTTTCTATCTCGCGCAAAACTGACTGAACCTCGCGGCGCTGGTCGCCTGAAATATTGCCGCTTCGCATCGCGTTCGCCGGTATCCCGGTTCTCCTAGTAATCATGCGCCGGATGATCTGCTTCTTCGGCATCTCCAGCGAGAAGAACAGCACCCGGCCCTCGCGCGCGACGTGTTCTGCCATCTGTAGCGCAAACGCGGACTTACCCACGCCTGGACGCGCGCCGATGATAATCAACTGTCCGCCGAACAGTCCGAGTAATATCTGGTCAAGGTCTGAAAACCCGGTAGTGAGATATTTCTCGGCTTCGACGAAACCAGACTCACCCCCGGCCGCGACTTCAGACACACTCACCGCCTTCGCCGATCTGTCCCGATTGATCTCACTCACGGCCCGGTCAATTCGCTCCACAAGTTCGTCGGTGGTAGTTCCGTGCGTAGATGCGGCGTCAACGATCTTTGTCCCGAGAGCCGCGAGCTTGCGCTTCTTCGATAGGTCAAGAACCCTCTCAAACATCCAGTCGAAGTTATAGGTAACAGCGTACATCACGTCATCATGGAGTTCGTCGATCTTAAGGGAGTCGAAAACCTCTGTCTTGCCGCGCTGAACTAGGGTCGCCTTTATGACGGGGATGTCAACTGTTTCACCGGCGTTGTAAAGATCGCGCATTATGCTTAGTAACAGCGCGTTCTCCGGTGAGTAGAAGTCGCTCTGTTCAAGTTCTAGCAGGCGGCTAAGGTATGTATTGCGCTGAATTGCGGTGGCGATGATCGCGCGTTCGGCGGCGGTGTCGTGGATGATATCAGCCATATAGTTCCTCGGTGGTCGGTGCCCTCCTCGGTAACTTCGCGGCGACTACATAGTCAGCCATTGACATGAGCGAAGCCGGTGTAATTGGTTTGTCCTCGAATAATCGATGCTTGTTCTCGCGCAGAGAGTGCATTTTGCGCGCAAGGTCTTCAATGGCAGACTCTTCGTATCGTAGCAATAACCTCGATAGCGCCTTTGCTTGCTTGCCGTCGTGGTAGTATTCAGGGTATAATGATTTAAAGACTGTTATCAAGCGGGCCGTTGGTGTCTCTCGCGTAATAGATGTAATATTAAGTGTATTATTCTCTTTGCGCTTTTTGCGCGTCGATCCACACGCATTTTTGCTTGCCGACGACTCGCATTTTTGCGCGTCGAGAGACTTATCCACAATGTTATCCACAATATACAGCCGCCTTGTGGTTATCTCAAAGCCTCTTTTTTCGTACTCAATACGGATATATCCTGCCTTTTTAAGCGCAGTTACCCATCGCGTGACTGTGCTTTCTGATACCTCATACAAATCCGAGAAGTACTTGTTCCCGGCCCAACAGAACCCATGCTCGTTTGATAGTGCCGTGATCTCGCCATATAAAAGTTTTGCGTTCGGTGGTATTGACTTATCGTATCTTACGTTTGCGGGAATGATCGCGTAATAAGACTTGCGTATTTCGTCTGGCATAAGTCCTCCTGAAATAAAAACGGGCCGCACAATCCCCACCCTTGCGGGTTGTTCCTGGGTAACGTGCGGCCCTCGTGCTTTGTGGCACTCGCTCAGAGGAACAGGCCGAGCCAATGCCACGTACTCATCGATACAATACCTTGTATCAACTGGTACAATATACAACGAGACATAATATTTGTCAACTACAAATCAGAATAAAGTTTCAACGGGCAAATCGGGTGAATCGTGTCCGGGTCTTTAATGCGCGCATCTTCGAGAGGCGGCAGGGTCCACCGCGCGATGAGCCTGCACTGCTTATGCTGCCCGCTGAAACACGGGCACTCGGAGCACGACTCGATGAAGTCGGTGTACCTCTCGCACTCGATCTTGCGCGGGTCGGGATAGTCGGGGTCAACACGTCTGTGCCGAGCCACATAGTCGGCGTCTATTAGTGGCTTCATAACTCCTCCTTTCTTGTTCTTTGCTTGCGATGTCGGATTATAACTTTCAAATCATCAACTTCGCGTGCCATGAGTATTGCCAACTTGAAAGCGACATTAAACGCACGCAGGCATTCGAGCATAAGTGCATCATGGCGCTTTTGTGCCTTGCGGATAGTTTCATCCTTCTTTCCGTATCGTTTAAACATTATTCCTCCTTTCGTATTCTTTGCTTTGGAGCATAATACCAGTAAAACCGCACCAATGTCAAGAACCATTCGCGCGAATCCTGATAATTTTTGAACACGTCGCGCATCTTCCAATCCTCGCCGTCCCACACCGCAACCCACCATTCGTCGTTTGAACCGTAGCCGTTTTCCTCGCGCAGAATATCGTAAGCCGCGAGTTGGAGCGCGTGCTTCACAGACCGGCCAAAGGAGCGCTTCTGGTCCCACGTTTCGCTCTCCCACAGCATGTCGGGCTTTCCGCAGAACATGTGCTTGCGCGAAAACAGCGGTTGCTCGTGGAGAAGGAGCTTTCCGGGCTTGCGCTTGTCCACAAGCTCCGCAAACTTTTCGAGCATCAAATCGAAGTTCGTGTCGCCGGTGTTTAGGTATCGCTCTATCCGCGAGTGCCGGTCGATCCCGTCAAGCCGCGCGGCCTCGTATGTTTCATCGTCAACCCACACTTCGTCGCGCGGAAGTAGTTGCGACACCGACGGGACTTTTATCCCGTCGATGTAGTGTACCCTGGTTTCCTCGTTGTATTCAAGCATGATCGGCCATCTTGTTAAGCTCGGCGTTCATGGTTTCCTCGTTCCACTTGTGGGCCTCGCAGAACGCAACAGCCTTTGCCACGGTGTCGATTCCGACAGCCTTCATGCCGTCTTTGATCTTCTGCGGGAGAGACTTGACGCGATCTTGCACGGGGG